GTCAGGTGATGCGGATATAACTCTATTGGACTTGATGGTGGTCACACCCGGCATTTTCCAGTCGTACGTAAAAGCACTATACGTACGCTTTGAACGCGCGGATTGTGACGCCCAAGCTACCGAAGTAGAGGCATATCCCATTGCGTTGACTATATCACCAACGTTGGTAAAGTAGTCAATGAGAAACGACCATGGTATAAGTTCCCATGCTGTTGATGCCAACTCATTACGGGTTAAACCGAAATTTGAGAGGCGGTCAACAGATGGAAACTCATAACACTGAACGACACCATAATACTTCACGGAATACTCGGTCTTTTCGACACGACGTTCCATGAATGAAGCATTAGGGACTCCGTTAAGGACATCGGCAAGAACCGTCGAGGATGTATGGCTACCGTAGGCAGAGATATACTCTGTCTGAAGCTTAGGATTTTGGAGCGTTTTGTAAGCGCTCTTAATATCGTTAGCTAAAGGTAGCCATCCATACTGCAGTTCAAGCCAAGCGTCGCTCAGCCACTTGACTTTTGCACGCGTAGAGCCTCGTCCATACCAACGCCTCTTGGCGCGGTCTGTGAACGGGTTGACTCCTGCGAGCATACGTCGAGCACGGTTAGACATCATGGCTCGGGCTTCACGAGATTCTCCAGCGAACACCTGTCCTTTAAAGGACGAGTATGCACGGGAGACCTGCTTGTACCACGAACCTGCAGCCTGACTGGCCGCAGAACCTGTTGGAACTCCAGCCGCAGTAGGCATCACACCCGGGGAACAGAAAATTCCTCGAGCGCGAAACTTACGACGGCCTGCAGACGTGGGGGGATTATCAACATTCCCTGTCCACGTTACATCTGCAGGAGTAAGCGTAACTACGTCACGCCGGGTCGCCGTCATAGGCGTTCCGGCATTCGCCCTCATCTTAATCAGCTTCTTCCACTTAGGTTGCTTTATACCGCTGAGTGAATCGGTCCAGCGCAAGATCGTATACGAAGGGTCAGAGGAAAAGTCCCCTGAATTCGCATTCGATCCCGCGAAGATCTCATACTCAGGGTTTTGCACCTTTGTAGAATTACGCGAAGATTTCGAATAGGGCTCAGACATAGCTACTCCAACAAAAGACAACTGCACTG